TGGCGGCGCGTGGCCTGAGAAAGGAGGTTTTGAACCATGAAGATCATTGACGAGACCGGCACGGTCGTGGAAAACCCCGACCTGACCCTTGGGTATCTGGTGGACGACACCGAAGAAGTCACCCACCCCGCCGTAGAGGGCGTGGAGGAGCAGTGGCACTGGGAGACCGTGACTGAGTACCCCAACGGCGGCAGGGACGTACAGAAAATCATCGACCGTCCCGGCGTTCAGGCGCAGGAGGAATGGGTGGAACAGGTGCCGGTGCAGAGATACATCCGCTACACCGCCGAAGAGCTGGCCGCGCAGGAAGAAGAGCGCAAAAAGGCCGAAGCCTGGGAGAAGCTTCCGGAGACGGTGGCGGCACTGCAAAAAGAAAACGAGATGTTGAAACAGTGCTTGCTTGAAATGAGCGAGATTGTTTATGCATAAAATCACACAAAAAATCGAAAGGATGGTACTTATGATGGCTATGTTATGGGCACAGGAAATTATGTCTGCTGAGACTATGGAGGAGGCAAAAGCCCTGTATAAGCGTTGTCCCCGCCTGCTGAAGGAGAAGGTCAAGGCAATTCTTATCAAGAGCGGCTTTGAGGAGATCACGCAGTAAGGAGGACGCTATGGCTGAAATCATGGATGTATCCCGATATCAGAGCACGATCAACTGGGAGAAGGTCAAAGCGAGCGGCAAGGTGGACGGTGTGATGATTCGCGCCATGGGCAACAGTGCAAAGGGCAGACCCAGCGCCCCCTACACTGACCCGCAGTTTGCCCGCAATTACAGCGAGTGCAAGCGGCTGGGCATACCCTGCGGCGTGTATGGCTACTTTAAAGCGGTCAACCGGGAACAGGCCGACAAGGAGCTGGCGTACTTCAAGAAGCTGCTCACCGACCGGAGCTTTGAGCTGCCGGTGGCCGTGGACATCGAGGACGAGGTGCAGAAGCCGCTTGGCAAGGCCGCGCTGACCGACCTGACGGCCTACATGCTGAGCACGGTGGAAAGCTGGGGCGTGTACGCTCTGCTCTACACCGGTTTGTGGTTTGGCAGTACCTTCCTGTACATGGGCGGCGCGGCCCTGAAGCCATACGACGTGTGGCTGGCTGCCTACCGCACGAAGAAGCCCGCGCCCAGCTGGCCCTTTGGCATGTGGCAGTATACCAGCAAGGCCCGTGTGCCCGGTGTGACCACCAACGTGGACATGTCCCACGCATACAAGGACTATGCGGGTATCATCAGCAAGAAGGGTCTGACCCGTCTCCGGGAGGAAAAGTGACCGAAAAAGAAGCTTTACTGTGGGTGCTGGGCATTCTGGGCAGCCTGTGCGCTGCGGCCATCACCATCGACAAGGTGCTGGACATCATCCACAAGTACGTCAAAAAGGCACAGGCCCCCGACGATGCGCAGAACAAGCGAATGGATACGCTCGAAAAAAGACTTGGCGTGCTGGAACAGGGACAGCTTCAGCACGCACAGGCCCTTGCAAGAGACCTGCGCCGCTTTGACGGCCTCGATGAAGAAATGCGTCTCGTACTCGTTGGCGTACAAAATCTTTTGGATTCGCAGCTGTCCGGCAACAATCGCGAAGGTATGCAAAAAAGCAAATCCGATATCAACAACTACCTGCTGAAAGGAGTAACAAATCATGGAAGCAATGTTTAACTTTATCCCCGCACCCGTCGCCCTGGTTCTGATGGCCTTGGGCTTTATTTCTCTGGCCGTTGGTGCTATCCGGCTGGGTTACAAGCAGTACGTCAAGCAGTGGGCGCTGGAGCTCGTGACCATCGCTGAAAACAGCATCATGGGCAGCGGTCAGGGCGCAAAGAAAAAGGCACAGGTCTTTGCCGCGCTGCGCGGCGCACTGCCGGACTGGCTGAAGCCTTTCATCACCGATGAAGTGCTGGACAGCGTGATCGAAAAGGCCGTCAGCATGATGAAAAAGGCACTGGCAGACAAGAAGCCTACTATCAACAAGGGGTAATTTATGATTGAGCAAAGCGTATCTCTCGCATCCAATGGCGTCGTCAAAGTGCCGGGCTATGAGCAGCTGGTGCGCTTTGGCTACACCAAAAACCGGGGCGTGTACCGCCTTGCCGTCACCGCTTCCGGCGAGTGGGAGGGCCTGACCATCCGCTGCTTCTGGCACGTCCCGGACGGCAAAGACCCGGCATCCTCGCTGGTGGTGGACGGCTATGTGGACGTGCCCGCCAGCGTGACTGCACAGCCCGGAAGCGGGTGCATCACCTTTGAGGGCAGCGACGGCACCAAGACCGTGACCAGCGCAGACCTGCGGTACCGCGTCAGTGCCAACAGCGGCACGGAGGACGGCACAGAGCCGGAACCGGGCACCCCTGCATGGCAGCAGTTGGTGGATGCCGTACACACCGATGTCACCGCCGCAGAGCAAGCCAAGACCGATGCACAGACCGCAGCGCAGCAAGCTGCTACCAGTGCGGGCAATGCAGACCAGAGCGCTCAGGAAGCCGCTGACAGCCTGCAGAAGCTGAAGGACGGCATCGCAAGCGGTGACTTAAAAGGCGAGAAGGGTGACAAGGGCGACACTGGCCCCCTCGGCCCGGTCGGCCCGCAGGGTGAGCAAGGCCCTCAAGGCCCCACGGGTGCGACTGGTGCCACTGGCCCGCAGGGCGAAAAGGGTGATACCGGCCCGCAAGGCCCTAAAGGTGAGACTGGCCCTGCCGTAGCACTAGACACCACCCTCACCCACGAGGGCGAAGCCGCTGACGCAAAAGCCACAGGTGACGCTATCAGCGCAGTAAAGGCCCGGCAGAACATTCTTGTGGGCACTGAAACAGGCAACCCTATCTCCGTTGACGACGCTTTCCCTGCGCCCTTGTGCGGCCTGACCGTGTACGGTAAGAGCACGCAGGACGGCACACCCACGCCAGATGCACCTGTGCCTATTGTGAGTGCAGGTGACGGCGGGAGCGTGACGGTGACCTTGAGCGATGGGAAAGGCAAAACGCAAACTCTCGCCCTTCCCACCCCAACCGGCTTGCCCGGCATCCCTGTCACCTCTGGCGGCAACTACACCGACAGCACGGGCCAACAGTGGGTGTGCGACGAGGTGGACTTGGAGAGAGGGGTGAAGGTGCAGAGGGTAAATCGACTAAAATTGGATGCCTTGTCGTGGCAATATGAACTCACACCGACAAACAAAAGCGACACTTTTATTTCTGACGTTCCTGCATCGCAAGACGGCACAACGCGAGGACATTCTTTGTGTCAATATGCTGTTTTTGACGGTGTTGCTTATGATATCGAAATGAAAGAGGCTTGTAGATGCTATGTGTGGATCAAAAGCGTAACGCTGCAGTTTAAGGCTGGTTCGGGTATTAATTCGGTCGATGCCTTTTCTGATTGGCTTAAAGCACGCCCAGACGCAAGCATTTTTTACTGTCTCGCCACCCCCATCGAAACTCCGCTCACCCCTGACGAACTTGCCGCCTACAAAGTCCTCACAGCGTACGGCCCTGACACGGTGGTGCAGGCGAGTGACGGTGCTGGCATCAAGTTGGACTACCAGCGGGACGTAAATCTCGCCGTCAAAAATCTTGAGGACGCAATCGCGTCCATGACCTAAGGAGGTACACATGGCTATCAAAAGCAAAGCCCGGCATGACCTGACCCTGCGCTCCATCAAGCGGGAAATCGCCGCAGGACGCGACGTGGCATACTGGCTGGACAAAGCGTACACCCATCTGGACAGCGGCCTGCTGACGGAGGACGACATCGCAGAGGTGGAAGCCCTTGCGCAAGCGTACTACGATGCACTGGACGCTAAAGACAAGGCGAACGCTGAGGAAATCACGCAGTAAGGAGGCAAAAATGTTTCATTATCACTACATCAAAGTCATTGCTGATTCTGAAAACATGAGTACGGAAGAAATCACTTCTGTTCTGCAAAAATACTTTGCAAAACAGAACGATGGTTTTTACCTCGAAATCGACTTGGATAATCATGCCGCTGATTTCGATGGCAGCGGAAAATGGCTCATGCGGTTGGAAGGAAATATTTTGCGGCTAAATGGCGAATACGTTGCGTTCAGCGGTGTGCAACAAAACAACCCGAATGATAGCGTTATCGTCAAAATTTCCGCAATTCGTTATCTCATTGTTCACAATAAGGAGTGATATCATGGCAAGCACTACATACCGTCATCTCGGTGACGTCACCGGGATGTTCGCCGCACAAGAGCAATTTCGTGACATCACGAAAATGGTCTGCGCACGTTTTCGTGGCCTTACGAAAACATACCATCTCGGCAATGTCAACAAACTGGTGACGTTTTGTCACCGTTTCGCCGTCATTGGCAATATGGTGCGCAACGCCGGACAGCTGCCGCAGCCTTTTTGGCTCGGTGCTGTCTGTGGCGGCGGCTCGCGTGGTGCTGCCCCCTGCGCTGCGAGGGCTTGACCGAAAGAGGATGATCGCCGCCATCAAAAGCGCGCCGCTTGGGAGGGTTGACCGAAAGATAGCTCTTTTGCGGTACGTTGAGCGGCTCCCACAAGCTGACATTGCCGCGCAGACACATTACAGCCGGACAGCGATAGGCTACCGGCTGAAAAGCATTGAAAAAATGCTGGATGTGTGATATACTAATCATGGTTATAGGATTAGCTTTGAGCTTCTGCTCAGGCAATTCAAAAACGGCAGGCTTTCGGGTCTGCCGCTTTTCTTTTTGCACGGATTGTGGTATAATAACATCAACAAATCCACCCGGCCTCTCGAAGAAGCGCATTAGGGTGGATATTTGAAAGGCTGCGGCCTTTGTAGAGAGCGGCATTGCCTGTGGGCGGTTCCGCTCTTGATTTTAGACTTTGCCGTTTTGGCGGCACAAACCCCCGGTGTTCCGTTTGGAGCATCGGGGGTTTCTTTATGCCAGTGCCAGCGCCTCCTTTACCGTTTTGCAACGGCAGGACACGCTGTGCATGAACCGGCTCGCTTCTTCGTAGGTGGCAAAGCGAACAGTGGCTTCTGCACCAAGCTCACCCTTTTCCCGCAGGGTCACAGAGTATACTCTGCCTTCGGGGAAGTCGCTGTTGACCATCGGCTTCCTGTTCGGCATAAACGGAGACGGGATGGAAGTGAGCTCTCCGCTCAAGGTGGTGCAAAACTCGTCATAGTGGCTCATCCCATCTTCCGTGATGAGATAGGGGTTCTTGATTTTGCTGTTCATAAGGTTCAACCTTCCTTTCAGTCATATAAAGCCCACGGATTTCATCTGGTTAAGGTTATAGCAGGTTATAATGCTCTGCCAACAGGAATCTGACATATGTGGGGCACGCGCGCTTTTCACCGCACCAGTCCTGCACCGTGCGGCGCGGGATGCCCGCCTGCTTTGCAAAAGCGGTCTGCGACAGACCAGTGCGGGCTACCAGCTCGCGCATTGGAAGATGAGCTAAATCCCAGATGGTGGACAGCCGTTCTTTCTCGACGTCCAGATCGATGCAACCGGGTGCATCGTCCGGGATGCTGAGGGTGACATTGTTGAGGAACGCTGCCCGGGATGTTTCCGGGTCGGTTGCCATATTAAAAAGTTCAGCTGTGTACATTGCCTTTCTCCTTCTTAAATCTCCACGGTCGGTGTTCGCGCGCCGTCTGGGGGACTTTTCTTTACTCCATATCTTCCAGAGCTTCAAGATACTTCGGGTAAAGGTCTTCCACTACGGCCTGTCTCTCAACGTCGTCCAGATTGCCGTTCATGAGTGCCTCACCCTCTTCATCGGAGAGTTCGATGCTGGTAGTGACCATCAGGTCGCGAGCGTCCAGATGAGAGGTTTTGACGTCGCCATCATCGGTCAGGTGCGCGTAGATCATCCAAACGCCGTTGTCGTACTCAATTTCGGTACCGGTGGCCATAACCTTGATTGCGAACTCGTCAGCAGTGAGCTTTTTCATAATTGTTACCTCCATTTGTGTGGTGTCTTTCACTGTCTTTATTATACACGCATTGCGTGTAATTGTCAAGACTTTTTTGAAAACTTTATACGCATTGCGTGCAAATGTTTGAGCGCTCATACGGCCCTATGCTGTGTGGGCGCTTTTCTTTTTGTTTAAAATAATCAAGCTTTAATCAAGCTTTAAGCAAGCTTTAAGCAAGTTTTAAGCAAGTTTTAAGCAAGAATTTTTGTCCTTCATTGTACCTTCATTGTCTCTCCCGGCGGTTTAAAAAAGTACACTGGGCGCAAAGGGAGGGGGTGCCATGTGGCACAGGTTTAACCCAAACCCGCACGGAAGCAGCGTCGGGGACTGCGTAGTGCGGGCGGTAGCTTCGGCCACCGGTCAGAGCTGGGAGCAAGCGTATATTGCGCTGGCGCTCACCGGCTACGCCCTCGGCGATATGCCCAGCGCCAACCGCACATGGGGCGCGTACCTTCAAAAGCAGGGTTACAAGCGCCGCATGGTGGAAGCAGACTGCACCGCCTGTTACACCGTGGCAGATTTTTCCCGGGAGTATCCGCGCGGCGTGTATGTGCTGGGCTGCTCCGGGCACGTCTTGACCGTGATCGACGGTGCGTGGTGGGACAGCTGGGACAGCGGCGCAGAATGCCCAATTTACTACTGGTATAAGGAGGAGTAAACGATGCCTTACAATCCGTATGCGTATCAGATGCCGACATACTACGGCCAGCCAATGCCGGACAACCTTGCTCAACTCAGGCAGGGAGTGGGCTATCAGTCTCCCATGATGCAGCAGCCGACAGCACAGACAGCACAGGCTACGCCATCCATCATCTGGGTGCAGGGAGAAGAGGGCGCAAAAGCCTATATGGTCGCCGCAGGCAACAGCGTACTGCTGATGGACAGCGAAAACAGCGCTTTTTACATCAAGAGCACCGATGCCAGCGGGATGCCGCTGCCTCTCCGCGTCTTTGACTACAAGGAACGCACCACGGCGACAAAAATGCCCCCTCAGACGGCGCAGCAGCCCGGCGGGGAGTTTGTCACCCGAGCAGAGTTTGACGCTCTGGCAGCCCGCTGTGCGGCGCTCGAGAAGCAAGAGCCTGCAAAACCTGAAACGGAGGTCAAATAAGTATGGCAAACCCTCTTTTTAACGCACTGGGCGGCGGTATGCCCGCCATGCCAAACCCTATGGGTCAGTTCGGGCAGATGATGCAGCAGTTCCAGCAGTTCCGTGCAAACTTTCAAGGCGACCCGAAAGCAGAGGTGCAAAAGCTGCTGCAATCCGGCAAAATGTCACAAAACCAGCTGAACCAGCTGCAGGCGATGGCGCAGCAGTTTCAGCAGTTCCTCCATTAAGCTGTAACCGTGGCCACGGTTCAAGCATAAAAATCATTTAAAACACACGAAAGGAGTACAAAAATGTCTCTTTCTTCCGATTCTGCGGTTCTGACCATGCCTGTTCAGCCCGCAAACACCAACGGCGGCAACGGCTTTGGCTTTGGCAATGATGGCGCATGGTGGATCATCATCCTTTTCCTGTTCGCCTTCTGCGGCGGCTGGGGCGGCAACTGGGGCGGCAATGGCAACACCGGTGCCGGTGTCGTTGACGGCTACGTCCTGACCTCCGATTTTGCCAACATCGAGCGCAAGATGGATGGTATCAACAACGGCATGTGTGATGGCTTCTACCAGCAGGCGCAGCTTGTCAACGGCGTGCAGCAGACCGTAAACAACGGCTTTATGTCCGCAGAGATCAGCCGCGCAAACCAGCAGGCAGCGTTCATGCAGCAGCTGTTTGCCATGCAGATGCAGCAGCAGGAGTGCTGCTGCGAGAACCGCTCTGCCATTCAGGGCGTGAACTACAACATGGCTACTCAGGCCTGCGAGACCCGGAACACGGTGCAGAACACCACCCGGGACATCATCGACAACCAGAACCAGAACGCCCGCGCCATCCTTGATGCCCTGACCGCACAGCGCATCGAGGCAAAGGACGCAAAGATCGCTGAGCAGGGTCAGCAGCTGTTCGCAGCACAGCTTGCGGCATCTCAGGCAGCCCAGAACGAAACGCTCAAGGCCTACATGAGCGGACAGCTGGCCTACTACAACCCCCGCCCTGTGCCCGCATTCCAGGTACCCGCACCCTACCAGTACGGTAACTGCGGCAACGGTTGCGGCTGCAACGGTTGCGCCTAACCGAATAACGGCAACTGACTGCAAATTGTAGTCTGTTCAGCCCCTGAGCTGATTTTGCAAACCAGAGCGCCGGGGCAGTAGTCCCGGCGTTTTTTCTATGAAAGGAGCCGATAAAATGGCTGAATTTAGCAACTCCAACATCGTCAGCGTGGCGGCGGGTGAAAACCTTCCCCTGACCGAGACCGCAGTAAAGGCCCCTGCTTGTATCGTGCACCGTGAGGGAAGCGGCCTTGTGACCTTGCGCGGTCTGACCAGCGGGCAGTGCCGGGCCCGTTTCAAAGTAAGCTTTGGCGGCAATATCGCCATTCCCACCGGCGGCACTGTGGGGCCCGTTTCCGTGGCGCTGGCTGTCGGAGGTGAGTCGCTGACCAGTGCGACTGCCATTGTCACCCCGTCGGCAGTCGAAAATTACTTCAACGTTTTCGTGGCCGCGTTCATCGAGGTGCCGCGTGGCTGCTGCTTGACCGTGGCGGTTAAAAACACCAGCACGCAGGCGGTCAGCATTGCAAACAGCAACCTGATCGTTGAGCGGGTAGCATAAGAAAGGAGATAAAGTCATGCTGGATAAACTGAATCATCTGAAGGATGAGATGTGCGACGAGCTCATGGAGCTGACCGACAAAAAGAACCGCTCTCCGGGCGATGTTGAAATGATCGGTAAGATCGTGGACATCATTCTGGACATCCACCGCATCGAGGATTACTGCGAGGGCGGCGAGTACAGCCGTGCGGGCGAGTGGGAAGCTGACATGCGCGGATCCTTCAACCGCGATGCCGGAAACGGTTACAACCGGGGCAACAGCTATGCCAACCGAGGCCGTCACTATGTGCGCGGTCACTACTCCCGCACGGATGGCCGTGATCGCATGATCTCTGACATTGAGGACATGATGCAGGACGCCACCGGCGCAGAGCGAGACGCTTACAAACGCGCGGCGGACATTCTGCGCAACGCATAAGGGAGGAGGGCGGCAAGTATGGACATCGACGAGATCAACACCCATATCCACAAGCTGAAATGCGGATCGACGGACTGGCAGAGCGTGGAAAAACTTGCCGCCCTCTGCACCGTGAGGAATGAGCTGGAAGAAAAGCAGGCACCGGCAGAAATGCAGACTCAAGCGCTGCCTCCCGCGTCGTACCCGGCGGCATACTCCACAAAAGCAAATCCGCAAAGCGAGTTCGTGGAAGCGGCCAGCGCCGCGCCCTTTGGAGGCTTGATGGAAGTGCTTGATGAGCACATGAGCGCCATAAAGCTTGCATACCCGAAAGAGTATGAGTTGGTCATGCGGAAGATAACCGCATTGTAAAACAACACAAAATGTGTTATTTTTACATACAGCCAAAACTTGAAAAGTTGAATTTTTAAGTTCAATAAGCTAACGTAAGACTAACAAACTTTGAATTTTTATCGATAAATAGTAAAATAAAACTGATTTGTAATCAGTGGGTTGCAGGTTCAACTCCTGTCACCAGCTCCAAAAATAAACGCACGAACGATTAAAACGAATCGTCCGTGCGTTTTTCTTTTTGCTTAAAATGCCTTAAAACCTCCTGAATGAACATGACAATCTAACAAACAATCTAACAAATCAATACTTCATCTTTTGCATTTCCTGCAACAGATAATCCGGGTCATTGTGGGAGACGTACTTGTTGGCTGTGGTGGAGAAATTTTTGTGGCCCAAGATGGCCTGCACGGCGGTCTTTTCCAGGCCGCACTCCACCATCTTGCTGCTGGCCGTGTGGCGCAGCGTATGCGGATGCACTCCCTCTATATGGCACTCCTGCATCAAGGTTCGAAACTTTGTAGCCACGTTGCGCTTGTCCAGCTTTGTACCGGCTTTGGACGGTATCAGCCACTCACAGCCGCTGTCAAGCATCCAAAAGGCAATAATTTTATAAATGGGGTCCAAAATAGGGATAATGCGGTTTTTGCCCGCCTCGGTCTTTTCGCCGCCCTGCATATACCGCTCTTTTAGATGCACATCGTCGCAGCGCATGGAGAGCAGCTCATCGATACGCATACCGGTGTAGAGCAGCACCATTGCGATTTGCGCTGTCTGCCCAAGCTTCGGGTCGTCTTGTCGGCTGATTATCTGCTCTATCTCTTGAGCAGTCAAGGTGCGCTCTGCCTTGCCTGTAGCCGCCGGGAGCTGCAAGAGCATGGCATAGTTTTTGTTTATGATGTCCTGCGCCATTGCCCACTCGCAGATCTGGCTGAAAAGTGTGCGCTGCTTTTCGCAGGAGCTGCGGGAGAGGCCCTTTTCCACCATCTGGTCAATCACCTGTTGATAGTCTGCGGCTTTTAAGTCCCGGAGCTGTCGGTCATACAGCGGCGCAGCCTTTGCATAGGCCAGCTCATAACCCTTTTTCATATCAGTGCTGAGCTTGTCAAATTTGGGCTGCGCTTTCCATTGGGCATAGGCATCCGCAAAAGTACATTTCAGACGCGCTGCTGGGGTGTTCTGGGCGTTGTAAGCGTCCAGCGCTTGTACTGCTTCGCCCGGCGTCGCAAAGGTTCCCAGAACGTCTCGCTTGGCTGTCAGGGCCACATACGGTTTTGACCTTGTCCCGCTCAACTTATATACACTGCCGCTGCCCTTTGGGCGGCGGCGCTTTTTTCTTTGCTGCGGGGCGGCTTCGGGCTGCTTCTTGCCGCAGTAGGGGCAAAAAGATGCATCATCCGGTATTTCCCGACGGCAGCAGGCGCGAATACACCTCAACGCTCTTCACCTCGCTTTGCAGTATAGTCGGTCTCGCCGCTCTTCGCGGCCTCTTTTCCCGCCTGGTATGCCGACTGCAGCAGACTCACCGGAGGCTGGACTTCCCACGGGATCGGGTCTGTTCCTGTAGCCACGGCGAACCCGTAGTTGTCCAGTATTTGGCCGCAGACGGATACCTTGTTCTGCAAGGGAGTGTGCAGGTTTGCGCACACCTCAGCAAACACCGCCGGTGGATAACTGCCATGTCGGCCCAAAAGGATAAACAGCACCATCTCTTTTACAATTCGCGGCGCTGTGCGAAAGTATTCTGTAAGCGCCTCATCCAGCTCTTCGTCTGATTTGCGCTGTACGGGCTCTTTATAAAGTTCTGGGTGCAGCATTTCTTGCATGGCGGGGAGCGGAGAAGCCCCCCAAGCCTCGAACCAGTCCATTATCTTGTCAGCCGGTGGGCTGGACGCCCCGCACTCCCAGCTCTGGATCGTAGCCTTTCCCTTGTTGATCCGGCGGGCCATGTCGACTTGGCTCAAGCCTGCCGCGACATTGTGCCGCGCCAATGCGACACCAAGCTTTTCCGCAGTAAAGTAGCTCATCAATTATAACCTCACAAATTTCCATGCCATAAAAACAAAAAGTGACATGGGAAAAACCCATGCCACTCGACAGAGCGGAAGTCCTTCAAGTTTTCCCATAAAATGGTAAAATCTAAAACAAGTTGGACAAATTGAACAAAAACAGAGGTGAAATAAAATGGATTTCGAGCAAAGAAACGGTAAAGAAAACAAAATGACCATCATTGACGGGATGCCTGCCACCATTTTGACCGGCACGGCCCGAACACCTGAACCTTGGGAGGACTAAAGATGGACAAGATGAAGCTGTTTTGCACCCACATCCGCGCCGCGCTGGCCTGCTATGAGGATATGCCGCCCGAGGGACAGGCTCGGGCTCGACTTTTTGTGATCCGCAAGTCCGGGGATCTCCGGCAGCTCAAGGCTGCAGCAGACGCACCCGGTGGGGAGCTTGCCGCTGAACTGTTGCAAAAAATGCAACAACCTTGCAACCACGGATAGCAACGTGCATATTTTGCACGTTGTTCGCGCAAAACGCGCGTATTTAGCAAAAAGTCAGCGTAAATTTCAACGATTCAGCGCAAATGCTAAATTTTTTGCGCATTTTTGCGCGATTAAATGTGCTTGACGAAATACAATCAACGGTTGTATAATGCGGTTGTGAAAAAGTTTACTGTTTCTTGCGATATATAACTTCAAGGCCGTAATCCGGATGATAAGACCAAGAGACCGTTACCTTGTCAAACTCTTCTAGTTGACGCCCATCGATGGCGCGAGTCTTCAACATTTCTTGATAAATCCAGTCCGGAAGGCCAAAAAATTTGTTGAACTTCTGGATTTCATTGAGTGCACTATCTTGAGACAGAGACCCGCCAGAGATGTTTGACGGATTTGTGTCGATCATGAGGTAAGACTCGTCATCGGCCAGCGTGACGGTCGTGTTTGTATAAAGATCGCTGAACAACTTGAAATTTGGTTCAACATTGTGGCTGTAGATGACCTCCCACAGGCAATCCTGAATCGAAGTATACTCTTTTTCTCCGTCAGATTTTTCCGCAACTCTTTCGGTGATCCAGATGATTGGCGTTCCATCATCAGCTGGAATCTGGACTTCGCCTTTAAGCGTAATGGCCTGATTCTCGAAAATTTCTCTGCAATATTCATACACGCCGTTTCTGACGGCGGCATACCATCGCTGCCCATCGTCAGAAACCACAGAAAAGCACTTAAAATCCCACTTGTTGCCTTTGTATGTGTCAAGGTATGTATAGTAGTAGTTGAAATCCGGGATTCCTGAGAACTCAATGTACGAGCCTTTTTTATATTGAGTCTCCGCCGCAAAGGCTGTCGTGGCAAAAGGGATGGACAACGCCGCAGCCAGCCCCAATGCAAGAAATATTCTTCTTTTCATGATTTATACCTCACATATACAAAAATAGGCAGCCAACCAGCCGCCGTAAAACTAAGTTATCAACGAACTTTGCCAAAGGAGGAAAATAAAGTGCAAGAAAATAGCACAAAATTGATGAAAGAAACCACAGAATGTGTTATACTTGAGAAAATCAAGCTTGCACTTTCCCTTGGTATCGACGTAGATAAACTCTTAAAGGAGGCAATGCAAAATGTCGAATAATACGCTTCTTTTCATCATCGCCGTGTTTGTTATCGCGATGTTTGCGATTCTCGCTTACGAGTTCCTTCATCTCAATGACTTTGCGCTTTTTCAAGCTAAGCTCAAACAGGAGCCGGAGCAAAAGTGCGTCGGCATCCCTTTAGAGTACCTTAAAACAGAAGTTACTTATAAAGGTGTTACCCTTGCAGACCTTATGGAGCTGTGCCCTGATACGCATTTCCATATCAAAGACGGTCTTGGCGGATACCTTTCCATTACACTCGGCAGCAAAGAAGCAAGAGCACCGCGCAAATACAGATCTGTATACGTTACCAGCCTTGACCCTTGCTCCTATGAGCTGGAAGTTTCAGACTCTTCGCTCCTTTGAGTCACCAAAAGCGTCAATAACGTACTCACAACAGCAGAGATCACCGCAATGGCAGCGCTTTGAAAGAACTGTCTGCGGCTGATTCTCTGCTTTCTTTGTTGGTCAACAAAATAAGTTTTTCCTTTATCCGTCAGCCTAACAACAGCGGGATTGTTTTCTCCTATGCGAACACTTGGTTCAATACCTTCTACTTTTACATATCCATCAGCACGAAGAATCGACAAAACCGAGTCAACATTTTCTTCTCCTACGACCCGATTTAAGTACGCCTTTCCTAAATAACCATTACGATTTTTACTTTCATAATAATCATAAATGGCTTTGATGGCCTTTTCTTCCTGTTTTAGATTAGCCATTCCCGTTACCATCCATTATGTTTAAGGCTGCATCAATGGAAATGTCCAGCGAGTTTAGAAAAGCTTCCTGCTGTTTTGTCGGCAACTTTCTCAGCTTATCTAATATAGTATAAGCTTTTGCTTTCACATCTGCATCCAGCTCACTCTCTTCACTGGGAGTGGGCTTTTCTTTTTGCTCCGGTGCTTCGCCGGTCAAATCCGAAATCGAAACACCGAAGTAATCGGCAATTTTTTGAAGATTTTTAAGTGATAGACTTGTAGTTCGACCTCTTTTTAGCTCAGAAAGAGTGCTTCGCGTTACTCCAACTTTACTACAAAGAGTTCCGTCTTTAATGTTCTCTTTCTCGCACAGGGCGTGGATGTTGTTGTATAAATCTGACATAAAATCACCATCCATTTTGTGCAAGCATACAAATGTACAAATATTCGTACGAATCTATTGACCTGTACGAACATTTGTACTATAATGCAAACATCGGGTACGAAACTTTGTACAGTATAAAATCTTTGCACCTTTATATTAGTACATTTTCCCGTACCTGTCAAGATGATTTTTCAAAGGAGGTACGAAATTTGAGAGAAACCGCATTATCCCCGTTTGGCTTGGAAGCAAAAATTGCAATGCTCAAGCGGGGAATGAAGCAGGTGGAACTGATTGACCTTGTGAAGCAGGATACAGGACTGTACGTTGATGACAGTTACATGTACAAAATTCTGCACGGTGACAGAAGCGCGCCGAAGGTTATTCAGAGCATCTGCAAGATTTTGGAAATCGAGTATAAGGAGGACGTAAATGCCTGATTTTGAAACATTTCTGCTTGCACTTGCATCGATTGCACTCATTGTCGTTGTTTTTGGCTTTTCGTGGGCTGTTATTTCCGGCCTTTGGTGGCTTATCTGCAAGCTCATCGGTTGGCAGTTTTCTTTCGGCGTATCAACGGCGATCTGGATCGTTGCAATGCTGCTGAAGTGGGTAACGAGCCGCAAGTGACAAGGGAGGCAAAGCCGTGAACCAAAACAAAAAGCCCAGTTGGAGAGAACGGCTTTCCAACTGGACCTCGGCTGACTACATGATCGCATCCATCATCATCACGTCAGTCAACATAGGTATTGTAGCGTTTCAAGTGTTGCTGCTAATCCAAGTCATAGGAGGCAAGGCGCTGTGAAAGATTACCAAATTCAAATCCTTGCCCTCTGCATTGAGATCCTTGCTTTGGTTGTCATTTTACTAAAGCAATAATCATTGACACGATGGCTATTAGCATCATTGCGAAATTGTAGACCCTGTTAAAACGGTCGTTTTTCGCTTGCTCGATTTTGTATTGCACATAATCATCCCTCAGTTTTTGCAATTCGGCTGCGGTCTGAAGTTGAGCGTTGTCGATTTCCCGGCGCTTTTTCCAAACCGAGCCGTCCGGGTCAGCGACATTCACTCCCGGCGTTTTGTAATTGTAACGTTCAAGTTCGTTTGCACGCTGGTTGAAGTATTCCCACTGATTCAAAATCCCACCCCCTTCCCTGCCTATTATAACAGGCACCGGGGTGGACGACAAGAAAGGACAAAACATGGCAAACATTCAAATTTTCACAAGCCCCGAGTTCGGGGACATCCGCACGGTAGACCAGAACGGCGAGCCGTGGTTCGTGGGCAAGGACGTGGCGGCAGCGCTGGGCTATGCAAAACCCGAAAACGCGCTGGCGGCCCATGTCGATGAACAGGACAAAACCACTACCCTGATTCAGGGTGATGGTTCCAACTACAAGAGCAAAACCACCGTTATCAACGAGTCCGGCTTGTACAGCCTGATTTTTGGCAGCAAACTGGAAGGGGCCGTGCGGTTCAAGCGCTGGGTGACAAGCGAAGTATTACCTACCCTGCGCAAGACCGGCAGCTACATGATGCCCAAGCTCAGCAAGGAGATGCAGGCACTGTTTATGCTGGACAACCGCACCCAGCGGCAAGAAGAGCGGCTCACCGCGTTGGAGAACACCATGACGGTGGATTACAACCAGCAGCGTGTGCTGCGCAAGAGCATCAGCCGGGCCGTCATCGCGGCGCTTGGCGGCGAGGACACCCCGGCCTACATCGACAACCACGTGCGCAGCAAGGTGTACAGCGAGTGCAACCACGATGTGCAGGACTGGTTCCGGGTGAACAGCGTGGGCAACATCCCCCGCAAGCGCTTTGACGAGGCGGTGGAGTACATTCAGCGCTGGAAGCCCAGCACCAACACCGTGATGCTGATCCAGCAGACCAACGGCCAGACCAGTTTGTTTGCCGCAGCCGCTGCCCAGAGGAACACCACCACCTCCGGGAAGTTTGTTAAGGAGGTATAAGCATGAAAAAAGTTATTGTAGGCGTAGTGTCCGTATTGGCAAGCGCTTTGCTGATGGCAGGATGCAATAAGCAGGTTATTGACATGACCTATGAATACAGCTGGGCACAGCTGAAAATGCCTGATGGAACGATTGTCGAGGGCAATGTCGAAAGCTGGTGCGACTATGAAGGCGACCAGCTTCAGGTTGTGATTGACGGCGTGACCTATCTGGTTCATTCGTCCAACATTGTCATGTGTCATTAATGCAAGGAGGATCTTTGTGAAAACCACGATGCGCGATAAAGTTTTCCAGCTGATCGGCAAGTATCAGTTCTTGGAAGAGGACTTCCATTCAAGGTCATTTTTCAAGTCCGGGCCGTTTTGCGGCCCGTATGGCCGGTCGGAGGAAGATATAAAAGCAAAGATGTGTGGCCAGTTCTTGGCCGATTTGAACAAGCTGCTGGAAGAGGACGAAGCTGCAGCAGCCCAGGAAGACCCCCGCAAGACCGCCCCGGCGGGCAAGTGGTGCGCGAACTCAGCGGCACAGGCAGCTGAGTTCGCCGCAAAGGAGGCACGGAACAATGGGTGAAGCACTGGCGATCATCATCGCGTTTGCCGCCCTTCTGGGCATCTCGTGGGGCGTTACCTGCACCGCCGTGTGGGCCATCTGCACATTGATGCGCTGGACGTTCACCTGGGCCGCCGGAACAGCGGCGTGGATCGCGCTCTGGCTTATCGGTAGCTTTGGCAGCTCTAAGAAGTGAGGCGCTGACCATGCCTGCACAGAAGAAACACACCAATAAGGAAGGTTATAAGCATGAGTGAAAAAATTATCGCCTACAAGGCCATGGACAAAAATATGCAGTGCCGTGGCAAGCAGTATGAGGTGGGCAAGACCTACCACGAGGACAAGGCGGACTGTTGCAATGCCGGAATGCACGCCTGCGAGAACCCGTTGGATGTGCTGCACTACTACCCGTTGAGGGATAGCCCGCGTTTTTTTTTTGAGGTCGAGTGCGGCGGGAACGTGGATAAAAGCGAAAAGGACAGCAAACTGGCCTGCACTGAGCTGACGATGAAAGGCGAAGTAAATTTTGCAGGGCTGGTAAAAGCTGCGGTGAACGCCGTTTTTAATCGGGTGAAGGGAAAAGAACCTTTTTCCAGCGGCTATTACAGCACGGCGGGTTCCAGCGGCTATTCCAGCACGGCGGCAGCCACTGGGGCTTATTGCAGGGCAAAAGCAGATGGAAAAGACAATGTCGCAGTCGCAAACGGCGCACACAGTAAGGCACGGGGCGTTCTTGGCTGCTATCTGGTGCTGACTGAGTACGACAATGACGGCAATATGCTGTGGGCAAAGATGGCAAAAGTAGACGGCGCTCACATCAAGGAAAACGCCTGGTACACGCTCAAAAATGGTGAGTTCGCGGAGACAGAGTCGTGAAAAAGCACTGCAAAACCAAATTGAAAGAAAGGAGCAGGCCATGCAGAAGCCGAGCCTTACGATAGGCGAATGCGTCCAGATCCTTCGGGACAACAACATCTCAAAGACTGAAAAGGTCTTGGGAGCGCAGATCCAGGCGGGGCTGTTTACCAGCTGGGCGATTCCGTCCGTAGGAACAAAAGAACCTTGCCCGGACATCTCCCGCGCCGGTTTTATGGCGTGGGTGAAGGACTTTTACAAGCTCGAAAAGGTTTATACAAAGGAGGAGCCAAGATGAAACTCAAATCGTTCGTCGTTACCGGCACGATAGGCCTGCTGGCCATTATCGGCGCGGTGCAGTCGGTGCGCTGGGCCTGCTCCTGGCTGGCCGTTGCACTGGTTTGCTGGGGCGGCTGGGACATCGCCGAGGCTGCGTATGCCGCGCCTTGGATTATTGTTGCATCTACTGCCGGGCTAGCGATGTCGTTTTATGGGATGTATGAGGACAACAAACGGTATAAGCGCAGCGGTTACAGCAAAATCGTCCGCAACCATGCCCGGAACCCGGAGTATCCGCAGGATGAGGAGAAGGGCGCATGAAGCTGGAAGAGTTGATTCGGCAGCAGGCCGAAGAGCACCTGAAAACAGCCACACGGCTTGCAACGGAGTCCGCGCTCACGGGAGACATCTGGCTGCGGGTCATCTGCCGGGAAAAATCAGAGGTCTATAGCGCGGCGGCAGATGGGCTGCTCACAGCCCTCCACGATGCGGAGGATGTCGCACATGGCTGATTACATCCACTATGTCACATGGTACACCGTGTACAGCGCCAAGACCGGCGAGGTAGTGGCCGCGGGAACGTCCGCCATGTGCGCTGCTAAGCTAGGATACAAGACCGCCAACAGCTTTGTGTCTTCCGTTGGACACCGACGCCATGAAAAAAAGCATCCGCACAAGTACATTTTTGAGCAGGAGCGCATTGATTGTGCGGAGGTCGACTGTCTCCCTCCGCTTCGCCGTTACTGCAAAAAGACGAAAAGGGAACAGGAATATGAACGGTAGATATATGCGAGCCGCAGAGATTCGCTGGAATAAGCGACAGCCGGAACGGCTGCGGCACATCCATCGGGATGAAACTCAAAAACAGCAGGCTTCATTCTGCTGCCATGCTTACCATAAAGGGGATCCTGGCAGATGCGATAAACTGATTTTTGCCGGTTTTGACCCCGTGTTATCAAGTGTGCAGGCTCAGCATTGGGCGGACGAAAACTGGCCGCTTTATGACCATGTCGACGTCTTGGATTCTTCGGGCCGCAAGATTTACGGGAGGTGATACACATGAGTCAGACGTTAGCCCGCAGAGCGCGAATCAAAGACCTGTCCAACAAGGCCGAGGGCATTTTTCAGTACGTCGGGAACGACAATGTGCTGTTCCGACTCATCAGCGCCGGCAACAAGCTCACCAGCGACGTCAACTATGCTGTGGCTCTGTTCACCGGTTTCGCCCGCAGCCATCAGCTGGGCAGTCAGGAGACCCGCCGCACAATCGACTCGATTTATCGCCGGGTCGGTGAGCTCATGTGCCTCATCGACATCGTTCATGCCGCTGCTGGCGAAGAAATCATGCCTGAGCCGTATGAATCCATAGATTTTTGTTACATGACCGAGTACCGCACCATGCTACGGGAGGCCGTCATTCGTGGGATGCCGGACAACTACAAAGGCCCAGCGCAGAACCCCTACACTGTCAGCCTTGTGCAGCCGGGCGTTGGCTACGGCGATGGTTACACACTGGACGAGTACGATGACGATTTCTTTGCCCGTTTCACTCGCCAGGAAGAACCCAGAGACCGGAAGCTCGTTTTCCGTTGCACCAAATCCGAGCTTGACGCCATCAAGCGTTATGCAAATATCATCGATATTAAATTTACCGAGGAGGATATTCACCATGCCTGAGAAAATGAACCAGACCCCTATCGAGATGCTTGACCAACATGTCGCCCCGCCCGCAGAGATGCCCGCACCTGCTGCACCTGTCACCCCTGCCCGTCAGAGCTACGCCGAGAAGGTGCAGGGCCTGACCATTGACGAGCGCAACTGGATGCTTGCAAAGTCCAAAGCCGCCGCGATGGCACAGCTGCCCGAAGGTTTTCTGCCTCAGACCTACACTGGCAATCCCGGCGCGTGTGCCATCGCCTGCGAGATGGCCCTGCGCATGGGCGTCTCGCACCTTTTCGTCATGCAGAACCTTTACGTCGTCCATGGTATGCCCACATGGAGCGGCAAGAGCTGCAAGGCCCTCATCGACAACAGCGGCCAGTTTGCGGGCCGCACCCGCTACCGCATGGAGGGCGAAGAAGGCACCGACAACTGGGGCTGCCGCCTGATCGGCGTGGACAAGCTCACCGGCGAAAAGGTCGAAGGTCCGAAAGTCACGGTCAAGATGGCAAAGGATGCCGGGTGGTGGAACAAGAATGGCAGCTACTGGCCCAAAATGACCGAAATGATGCTCAAGTACCGCGCCGCCGCTTACTTTGCCCGCGCCGAGTGTCCGGAGGTCCTGATGGGCGCCAACATCGACTACGAGGTAGGCGCTGGCGACGCCGAGGAAGAGGGTGCGGCCCATGCTTAATGTTGTTGCATTGATGGGCCGTCTGGTCTACGACCCGGAGCTCAAGACCACCCAGAACGGCACCAACGTGTGCAGATTCCGCATCGCGGTTGACCGCAGCTTTGCCCGGCAGGGCGAAGAGCGCAAGGCCGATTTTATCGACGTCACCGCGTGGCGGCAGACCGCCGAGTTCGTCTGTAAGTATTTCCAGAAGGGCAGCATGATCGCCATCGAAGGCAGCTTGCAGACCCGTCAGTACCAGGACAAGAACGGCAACAACCGCACAGCTACCGAGGTTCTTGCGTCGCAGGTGAGCTTTTGCGGCGGAAAGGCCGCAGAGAAGCCCGCTGTGCACGATTTCGAACAGCAAACAGAAAATCATGTGCGCGAAGCAAACGCCGCTCACAGCACCTCGCAGAAGCCTCAAAGCGTACCGGAGTATTCGCAGGGCAGCGCAGACGACTTCTCGGTCATCGACGACAGCGAAGACCTCCCGTTCTAAGCCGAGAGCTGTGCTATCTGGCTATACGGGCGCGCAAAGGAGGTGATTGAGTGGCACAGGACGATAAAAAGTCATTTGTGGCGTATCTGAGCTGGTTCGACGCGCTGGAAGAATACTCCGACGCAGAGGTTGGGCAGTTGATGCGAGCTCTTGCACGGTATGCCAAAACCGGAGAAAAACCCGAATTTTCAGACCGTGGGATGCGTGTCAACTGGAAATTTATGTGCAGCGACGTAAAACGGGCGTCTGAAAAATGGGATGAAACCCGCAAGAAACGCAGCAACGCCGGAAAACGCGGTATGGCAAAGCGCTGGGGAAAGCCTGAAGACATAACAAAAATAACAAACGATAACAATGTTAATGACGACATAACAAAAATAACTGTAGATGTAGATGTAAATGGAGATGTAGATGTAGATGGGGATGTAGATGTTGTAAAGCGCGATAACACCGCCGCCGTTGATATGGAGTTATCAAAAATCGTCCAGCATTACCAACGTGCTATCGGCGACTTCCCGCGTTCGGCACTGGAAAAACTGCAAAAATGGCGGCAGGAGTACAGCACGGAGATGATTTTGCTGGCGATCGACAAGGCCGCAGAAGCTGGCAAGCGGTCGTGGAACTACATCAACGGCATCCTGTATGGCTGGCAGCGGGACGGGATACGCACCCCGGGGGACGTGGCAGCGAATGAGCAGCGCCGACAAGAGCAGCCTCGCGGGAAGCAAGCCACAGAAAGCACCGCAGAAGCATACGCAAATATTTTCAAGGGGGTGAAACCGTGACAGTGGAGATGATGACAAAGCTTCTTGCGGACGCTGAGTCCTATTTTGGACGGCCTCAGACCGCAGAGAACCGCGCAAGCATCGCGGAGATCTGGGCGAACTCATCGCTCAAGGATGTGCCGGATGAGATGGCCTATAAGACATTCCACGAGGTGATTTCGGAGTGCAGCTGGCAGAGCCAGCTGCTCCCGGCGTGGAAAAAGGCCATCGAAAAGGCCCAGGGTGAGCAGATGCTGGCGAAGCACTGCCTTGCTGCCCGCACCCGGATGCTCAAGTCCAAGGCAGAAAGAAAGCTTCTCGGGCAGGAAAACCAGAACGGAGGACGAAAATGCCTAGATACAAAGTCATTGTAGAGTGCAGCGGCCCGCACGGGAACGCGGCGCTTACATACCGCATCAATACCGCAAGCCGGTTTGCGGCAGAGTTCCGGGCCTGCCAGCTGGCGGGAGACCATTACCCCGAGTATCGGGACATCAAACCGGTGAGGACGGAGGCGTTGGATGAACACAGACGTAATGTTTAGTAGCGTTACAGACCAATGGTCAACTCCTCAGGATTTCTTTGACGGGCTGAATGAAGAATTTCACTTCACACTTGACCCATGTGCGGATGAACTAAATCACAAATGTGCCAGGTTTTTCACAAAAGAACAAGATGGTTTGGTTCAGAGCTGGGACGGCGAGCGAGTATTTTGCAATCCGCCATACGGAAGAGAAATAGGCAAGTGGGTGCAAAAAGCATCTGAGGCTCACGCTCTGGTGGTGATGCTGCTTCCGGCCAGAACAGACACAAAGTGGTTTCATGATTTCATCTACCAAAAGCATGAGGTGCGCTTTGTTCGTGGCCGGTTAAAATTTGGCGGACAAAAAAATTCTGCACCCTTTCCGTCCATGGTAGTGATTTTCAGATGCAAAAATCAGAAGGAGGCATGCAAAAATGACAATGACGCCGTGTAAAGACTGCCCTGCACGGCACCCGGTATGCCACGACACATGCCCCAAGTACGCCGAGTTCAAGCGACAGCGGGAAGCGGAAGCCGCTTACACCAGAGAGATGCTAGACACAGGCAAGGTCTACCACTACGATTACGAGGACCGCCACCGGGAGCGGGGCCGCAAGAAGTACATGGGAGCGAACGGAGGAGCGGACAGATGAAAGTGCTTATCGCCTGTGAGGAATCGCAGGAAGTCTGCAAGGCATTTCGGGCAAAAGGCCACGAAGCCTACTCCTGCGACATTCAGGAGCCGTCCGGTGGGCATCCTGAATGGCATATCCTCGGAGATGCTCTAATGGCTCTGAGGGGGGGGCAAATCGTTACGATGGACGGCGTGGCGCATGAAGTTGGGAAGTGGGATTTGCTCATTGCTCACCCGCCCTGCACTTATCTAAGCAACGCCGGGGCAAGGCATCTTTGGAAAGGGCATGAGCTTCAGGCAGACCGTGTGATGCTTGGTATTCAAGGCCGAGACCTGTTCATGCGTTTCTGGTGGGCAGATGTTCCACGGATTTGCATAGAGAACCCAGTGCCAAGCCGGGTGTTCTGCTTGCCGGAGTATACACAGAGCATACAACCGTACCAGTTCGGGCATCCGTACACAAAGAAAACCTGCCTTTGGCTCAAAGGTCTGCCGCCGCTGATTCCAACCGACATTGTAGAGCCTGTTGCTACATGGTGTCCGTCCGGCTCGTATAGTCATAAGCACGATGTGAAAAATAAGGGGATGTTTACGGCTGATCGGGCGAAGAACAGAGCCAAAACATTTCCGGGAATCGCAAAAGCAATGGCTGAACAGTGGGGTGAGCTATGATGCACATGACCCTCTACGGCGACCCACGCACCAAGAAAAACTCTGCCCGCATCCTTAAAAGCCGCTCAGGCGGGCGCTTCGTGGCTCCTAGCAAGGCTTACGTGGATTATGAGACGGACTGCCTGCGGCAAATCAAAAGGCCGCGCAGCCCTATCTCTGCCCGTGTGAACGTGAGGTGCGTGTACTACATGAAGACAGCCCGCCGGGTCGATCTGGCAAACCTCATCGAAGCTACAACTGACATTCTGGTTAAAGCCCGCGTGCTGGAGGACGACAACAGCAAGATTGTTGCCTCCCACGATGGCAGCCGGGTGGAGCTCGACCGGAAAAACCCGAGAGTGGAAATTGAGATTGAAGAAATGGAGGAATGAATTGTGCCAAACTGGTGCGAAGGAAAATTGAAAGTCCGAGGAAAAAAAGAAAATGTCGTAAAGTGGCTCACTGAATGTGTGGCTGTATGGAATCCTGACGTTGAGGAAGGCAAGCCACTTTATGATGCTCCGATTTTCAGAAAATACGAAAGCGGCGTTTCCTATACCTACGATGATGACGAGCTTCATGTTTGCGTAAAGCAAGAAGCATACATTGCCGGAACTAGAAGAAACTTTGTTCAAAAGTGTGGAAAGGATTTCTTTTTTGGCGCAAAGGACGGAAAAGACATTATCGTTCTGCCAGTGCAGGCGGCATGGGCATTTGAATCTGAGCCATACGAAGAAATGTCAAAACAATATGGTCTTGATTTTAGGCTCTATGGATATGAGCGCGGAATGGAGTTTAACCAAGAAATTGAGGTTGTAAACGGAAAAACGACTATAAATCGTGAAATTACATTCGAGGACTACTACTGGGAGTGCCCCGACCCGGAGATGGGAGGCTGATAACATGACTCGCACATGGACACCTGACACCGACACACCAAAGCCTGACAGCGGCGTGGATTACCGCACCGTCAAGGCGTGGTTCCAGCAATGCCGCGACCTTGCGGCAGCTATCGAAGCCCAGAAGCAAAAAATACAGCGTATCAGGGACGTGGCCGAAAAATGCACCCAGAGCCTGAGTGGGATGCCTGCGGGCGGTGGCAATGGGGACAAGGTGGGCTTTGCTGTAGAGCAGCTGGACACCGAACGCCGACAGCTTCAGAGGATGGAGACGGACCTGTGCAATTTGCGTGTTGAGGCCACCCGGCGGGCATACTGCCTGATGGCCGAGCCGGAATGCGCCGAAGCGATTTGCGAGCACTATGTCATAGGAAAATCTCACAAGGAAATCGCAAAAGAAGTCGGCGTGTGCGGGGCAGATGTGGTCTACCGGCGAATCAAACGCGGATGTATGGCCCTGGCCGAGATATGGGACGAGTTTTCTGACGTGCAAAGTGTACAACATGCACAAGAAAACACAGCGTGATTTTGGAAGGGGTCAGCTCTTTTCAAGTCTGCAAGCTTGGATGTAAAATTCTAATAAGCGGTTCAGCGCTAAGCGGTAGCCGCTTGCCACGCAGCCTCCGAAACGGTTCCTTCCTTGTGACAGGTTTTCATGCTTTCCTGTTCTCCTTCACCGTTTTGCGGGCTGCTTCTATGCGAGGTTTGGGAAGCCACATAACGGGGCTGGCAGTTTTGTGGAACGGTTCGACTCCGTAACCTCGCACCGTATGGCGCATGGACTCATCCCCCACAAAGCTGCACGCTTAACCTCCCGTGCCACGAGAGAGCTTTGAATCCCCGAGGGTGTAAGTAGACTTCCCGACGGGATGTGCGTCAAACAACAGCCCTGGCGGAGAACCAGGGCTGTTTTATATGGCCGCCTGAGCGCAGTACGGAGCGCGTGTCAGCTGAGATATTGCTGGCTGGTTCGAGTCCAAGGGCGGTGTTTTATACTCCGGTAGCTCAAGTGGTAGAGCGGCGGTCTCCAAAACCGCATGTTGCAGGTTCGAGCCCTGCCGGGAGTGCTTGCATGATCTGACGAGAGCGGGGAGTGCAATAGCGGGGCATCCGGCCGCGAAAGTTCTGGACGCAGAGGCTTTGAACCCGACAAGCAAAGCCTCTTATTTTGATATTCTGACCGTTCGGATTTCCGGGCGGTTTTTCTTTTGCGTGAGTTTAGAGAGGTGGTGGCGGTGGGCGCACGGAGGCTGACAGATAAACAAAAAAAGAAGATCGTTGCGGACTATGTACAGCTCCAAAGCTACCGTGCAGCCGCAAAGCTGAATGACGTTTCGGACGCGACCGTCAAGAAAGTCGTAAAGGAAGACCCGGAGAGTGCGCGCTTGTGCGCACAAAAAAAGCGGGAAAACTCGAAGGACATGCTTTCTTACATAGAGAGCAAGCAAGGAGAAGCACAAGAGCTTCTCGGGCTGTACCTGAAGGCGATGGCGGACCCGGACAAGATTGCAGAAGCAACACTGCCGCAACTGTCAACAGCGTTCGGCACCATCGTGGACAAGTTTGCCATGCTGGGAGACCAGAGTAGCATAGAAGTCCCGGACGACGGGCTTGTGGAGGCACTGAGCGCCGCCGCAGACCTCAGCCCGCCGGATGACGTGGAGATGCTGCCGGAGGAAGAGGACGACCATGCGGAAAAGTAACGGTTTTCGCTGGAAAGCCCTCAGCCAGCGGCAAAAGCAGGTCCTGAGCTGGTGGACCCCACAGAGCGCATACAGCGGATACAACGGTATCATTGCAGATGGCGCTATCCGCTCAGGCAAGACCTTTGCCATGAGCTTCTCTTTCGTCCAGTGGGCCATGACCTGCTACAGCGGCCAGCAGTTTGCCATGTGTGGAAAGACCATTGCCAGCTTCCGGCGCAACGTGCTTGGCACCCTCAAGCAGCAGCTTGCAGCCCGTGGCTACAATGTCAAGGAGCACCGGGCAGAAAACTGCATGACCGTCAGCAAGGGCGGCAAAGCCAACGAGTTTTACTTTTTCGGCGGCAAGGACGAAAGCAGCCAAGACCTGATCCAGGGCATCACTCTGGCCGGTGCATTCTTCGACGAGGTGGCCCTGATGCCGCAAAGCTTTGTCAATCAGGCCACGGCCCGATGCTCTGTCACCGGGTCGAAGTTCTGGTTTAACTGCAACCCGGGCAGCTCGCAGCACTGGTTCTATCTGGAGTGGGTACGAAAATGCCGCTCCCGCAAGATGATGTATCTCCACTTTACGATGGACGACAACCTATCACTTTCCGAGGACATCAAGGCCAGATACCGCAGCCAGTACAGCGGCGTTTTCTATCAGCGCTACATTCTGGGCCTGTGGACGGTGGCTGAGGGTCTTGTCTACGATATGTTCGACCGTAAGAAGCACGTCATTGACAAGCTGCCGGTGATGTCTCCAAAGAGCGCCTATGTGGCGTGCGACTTTGGCACCCAGAACGCAACGGTTTTTCTGCTGATCCAGAAACAGGCAGATGCAGACTGCTGGATCGTCACCCGGGAGTATTACTACAGTGGCCGCGAGCAGAAGCGTCAAAAGACCGTGGGCGAGTACGTCACAGACCTCAAGGCGTGGCTGAATGGCCTCAAGCCGGAGAGGATCATTGTGGACCCCTCTGCTCTACCCCTGATTACAGAGCTGCGCAAGAACGGCTTTACCCAGACCCCCGCAAATAACGACGTCCTGAGCGGCATTCTGGACGTGCAGACCATGCTGCAGACCGGACGGCTGAAGATCTACAAAGGCTGCAAACACACGCTGGAAGAGTTCGGCGTATACGCTTGGGACCCGGATAAAGACGACGCCGTGCTGAAGGTCAACGACCACTGCATGGACGCTATCCGCTATTTCGTGCGCACAAAGCGCCTTGTAAAACTGAGGGATTGATTTTGAGCACTGTATACACATTCCAGACCTTCCAGCGGGCGCAAGCCGCCGGGGAACAGCCTGATTTCATCCGGCGCTTCGTGCAGCAGCACTGCAGTTCCGGACCTTACAGAATGGCGCTGGACGCTGATCTGTACGACGCCCAGAAAAACCCGGGGGCTGAACGCTTCGCGCAGGCTTACGCTTTGATGCTGAAACGCCTGTCCAAAAACACAAAGCAGGATGTCCTGCACCCCGATATGGTCAAGAGTAATCTTTTCCGGCGGCTCAACAAGCAGAGAGCCACATACTCCCTCGGAAACGGCGTGGTCTTTGCGGACGATGGCGTGGACAAGGGCAAGCTTGGGCAGAACTTTGACGAGCAGATCCAGAAAGCCGGATATTTCGCCCTGATCCACGGTGAGAGCTTTGGATTCTGGAACAACGACCATCTGGTGATTTTCAAGCTGACCGAGTTCGCGCCCCTGTACGATGAAAAGACAGGCCTTTTGCA